CAATATATCTTGACCAATCGACTTGAGTTTGTGTTCTTTTTTGATGTTGTAGTGGGTTTTCAATTTTACCAGCAAAGAAAGTTTTTATTGTTCTTTCTCTATATGAAAGTAAATTATTTCTCGCTTCTTCTAATTTTTTAGGATTTCTTCCCCAAAAAATCCAAGAAGATTCATGCTTGAATTTTTTAGGTGGAGTTGGATTACCAAATAAAACATATTCTGTATCAATATGTTGTGACCACTCTTCAAAAATTGGTCGGTCAAACAAACATACTAATTGGTCATTGTATTTTAAAAAAGGATGATAATGATTTTTAGAATATTCTATTTCTACATAATCTTTCCACATTGTTGCAAGTTCACGAAAAGTGTCATGTGAATGAGCAAACTTTCCGTGAATAGATGGGTCAGGTAATATTAGTTTCATTGTTTTTCATAAATGTAAAATTAGCTCTATCTTGCTTCAATAATTTAATCATAATATTGTTTTTAATTTAGTTTTATATCTTAAAATTTGGTCTTTGTTTTCATTAGACAATGTATTAATATCAAAAAAATTATATATATCTTTATTTCCTACTAAAGCGGCAGTAAATGCAAATGACGAAATTTTGCTTCCCATTATTATATATTTTGTTTTAGAAAGTAAGAAAAAATCCATATATTCATCTTTAGTACCAGATATTATTTCTATATCAAGATTTGATTTCAAATAATTAATGATTGATATATCATCACTACATATAAACAATTTATCAATTTTATTTTTCTTAATAAATTCTATAGATTTTTGTATACTATAATTAGATTCCTCAATAGACATTTCGCCGACTCTTGGTGGATGTCTAATTTTATCTCCCAATCTTATATGCAATCCAACATGACCATCAACATTATCTTTTATTTGAAAGGTTGGTAAAATTTCTTTTGCGGCGAACAACATTTCATCTTGTGTAATATCCAATAAACTTTTTCGTAAATGTTGAAAATAGTTAATTGAAGATAAATCTGTTTGTTTTAACTCTAAAATATCAATATTTTTAATTTTGATTTTGATATCGTATTTACGATAATTAAATGCCTGAATATTATTCCAATAATAGGTTATATTTTCGTTAGTTCGATTTTGTAATATCTTTAGAAGAATCAGTTCTTCAAATCTATTTCCTAAACCATCCGGTCTTCCTTTAAAGTGTATCATTACGATTTCTCCAAAAATATTTTATATAATTACACTTCATTATAATATTTAAATTCTAATTAAAGTTTATTTATGGAATTGGTGATACCAACCTGGGCAGTTATCACGATTTACTTTAGTTAAATTTCTAACTAATTGCATATAATTACCATCTTCAATACCCCAACTTTTTTTACTCATCCATTGTAATTGACTTGCAATGTTTCTGGGAACAAAGGAATTTCCTGTACCAGTTGGCCTCCACCATACTGTTCCATCATTGTTCATTGAATTACATATTGGAAAGTAAGATTCATTATTATTAACATGAAAAATTCCTCTTTGTATGACAACACTTCTCACAAATAACATATCACAGTCAATAAAAGCAATTATATCTCCAGTTGAGTTGTCAAAGGCTATTTGACGACCGCCTCCTCTTGTAAATTCATCCTCTGGTCTTTTTACAACTATAATTTTTTCTTTAGGAAATAGTTCACCAAGAAAAATATTTAGAGATTGATATGTATTTTCATTGTCAAAAGATGAAATAACAATTTCATAATCATTTATATTAAGAATTGTTAACTGATTTTTTAAGGTAGATAAACAATTCATAAAAAGTGGTAACGTTTCATTACTAATATTGAATGTTAATCTATCTTTATGTGTAAAACAAAAACTAATTTTTTTCATAGTGCAAACCATTTACCAGTTGTTTTTGTATTAGTAATATTACTGTGATCTTGTATTTGATTTCCTAAACGTGAATATAAAAACCACTTATCATCATTTTGAAATTTAGTCATAATAACATCTATTGCATTTTGATGAATGGTTGTATTTGTATTCATTAGATTTGAAATAGAATCTTCGATTGATTTAATCATTGTTTTTGAAAAATCAACATTAATAAAATAACCACTTGTTGTTAATGCGAAATTACATCTATATAAATTATTATATTGAGTTTTTACTATTGGTGCTTTTGTATTATAAGCTATTTGAATTACATTATAATCTATAGATTCTATTTGTGTAAACGCTTGATGAACCTTTTCTTTTGGAACAATCCAGTTAAAATCATCTTCAATAATTAATATATTTCTATAATTATTAGATATAGCATCATTCCATATTTTTAAATGTGACAAAGAACAACCAGCGGCTCTTTGTTCTGATTTTTGATAGTGTGTGTGATCAACAGCAGAAAATCTTTGTATTTTTTCGGGGTAAGGTAAAAAAGGAATTACATTTTTCTCAACATGTTCCAAACGGTCTGTTCTTTTATCCAAGTTTATAATGTAAATTTTATCAATCATAATCTTTAATACTTTGTTAATAATTTGCCATTTCCAAATTGAAAATTAAAAAATTTTATATCGTTTTCATATAAATCATATACTTGCTGTTTTGTCTCTTCAGTATAATATTGTTCATAAGAAATATTTGGCTTTTTAAAAAAATTACCAAAATTAAGTTTAAGGTTATTTTTTTCATAAATATGATTCATACATTCATTAAGGTCATCATAATTTCCTATAAAATCAAGTTCTTCATCTAATATGTTAAGATAAACTTGTTTCTCAAAATGTTTTTCTTTATTAAATAATTGATTGTGGTTATAAAAGCGTTGGTCAGTTTCAAGTATAACATTTGTATTGTTAACACTATATTTTATTTTCCATTTATCTAAATTAATTTTACCTTGATTTGTTTTTTTCAGGCCTAACCATTCTCCAAATTTTAACATTGAAAGTGTTCTTGCCCAAGGATCTCTTACAATAGTAAATTTAAAATAATCATTCCAATAATCTTTATATATTTTCTTAGCTTGTGAAGCTAAAAGATGTTTGCGGTCTTTTTCAATCTTCCACTGGTCTTTTTTTACAAAAAACTTTTCAATTGCTGTACCACCAGTTCTTTGTAAATGTATGAAAATTAATCTATGTTCATGACTAATCATCTTTACTCTCTTTTTTAGTGCATACTACAAATTGATTCCATTTATAAAGACACAGATGTTCTTCAATTTTAAAATAATCCGAAATATATCTTATGAATTCTTCTTTATTCCATTCTCGAATATGCGCTTTATTATGTGGAGGTCCAGCTTGAGTATCATAATTATTTGGATACACATAAAGTTTTGAAAGGAGATCACGGTCAGGTGTTGAAATTATAAGTTTTTTAAATTTTAATCTTTGTAATTTTTCAAGTAGTATATTTGGGTTTAATATATGTTCAATTACATCAACTGATAAAATTAAATCATTTTCATCTTGATATGAATTATAAAAAGAATCTAAATTCAACCATTTATAACCCCTTGATGTATAGTCTTTATATTTTTTATTTAAAAAATTAATTGTTGGTTGTTCGTCAACACCAGTTAAATTGTATTTTTCAAAATATTTTATCAACTTAAAAGCAGAACCGCAACCAACATCAAGTATCTTTTTATATTCTTTTTTTTCTGCTAATTGATATGCATATTCATATATTTCATTTTGATAATTATCTGTATTATGTGTATCATCAAAATACTGATAACTATTTCGATGGACATATCCATCTTTTATATAATAATTTTCTTTTTTCATTTTACCATTTATGATTTAAAATAATTTAAAAAAATATAATCTTCCATAATTGTAAATTCTTTTTCTTTACAAATTTCAAAATTGTTTTTGACATATTCAAGTTTTTCATAATATAATTCTTTAGTAATATTTTTTATATTAAAAGAATCATCTAATCTGATGATACCTCTTTCATCAAAGAATTTACCAATTGATTTACAACCTAAGTAAATGGGAATAGTTCCCGTCACAAAACAGTCGAGGATTTTTTCAGTAAAATAAAAGTCTGTAAGGTCATTTTCAATTGCAACTGAAAACATGTAATCATTTAAGCCCAGTTCTTTTTGCGGTAAAGGTATTCCCCCGGTGATTTTTCCATATAAGTCTAAATGGTTTTTTAATTCATTAGCAATCTTCAAACGAACTTGATGTCCTTTTACACAATTTTTATTTGATGCAATACAGGAAATTAATTTTGTTTTTTCATATAGTTTTTTATTATCATCTTTTATCCAAGGACCCCCAGCAAAACAAAATTTAAATCGGTCATCATAATTCAAGAGTTCTTTATCAAAAGTAAAGATGTACTTAAATTTACTCAAATATTTTTGAGGATTTTGTTTAACTGCTTGATATATTTGAGGTGCAATAGCTTCTGATTCAAGGAGCCAACCATAGTTATCAACATTTTGATTAATTATCGGATTATTTAAATGATTATCAATATAAACTGTTGGTAAATTAATATCTTCTTTCCAACGAACATATTTTGAAATCTTTCCTTGAGTTGAAAATCCAAGATTTCCATTGGTTCGGTGTGTAAAATTTGTACCTACCACCTTTAAATTTAGTGTCATAGTATATATCTCCTATAGTATTTGCCAGCCTTCACAATAAACATCTGACCAATCAAACTTACTTGCCCAATTCTTTGGTGCTATTATATGTTTTGAATTAGATAACCATGCTCCCCACCAACTGAAAGTGCTATTTGTTATGATATGATAATCACATTGTGTCATTAAATACAAAGACATGTAATCTGGTTTATCTACAAATACCATGTTATCAGTTTTAAAAATATCTTGTTGCTGACACCAATGAATATCATCAGAAAAAATATAACATATTTTATCTTTATATTGCAATTCATCAAGTGCGTTTTTATAATATGATATTGGTAAAAGAAAACCCGGTCTTTTTTTTGCTACTTTTAAATAATCACCTCTTCTTATATGTAAACTTATCGCTTTATTAGTTTTAAATTCATATGAATTATATTCATCAATTATTTTATCTTTAAAAATAAAACAACATTTTATTTTATCTTTGATATGTTTAAAATATTTTTCTGATTGAAAATAACCATGAATATTAATATCACCGGAACATTCTTCAACAAATTGTTTTTCATATTTAAATGGTTCTTTTAAAATTGATGTTTGTACATTATTTTGTATTCCAAATTTATTTGGATTTAATGAGAAACAATCATGTATTGTGCTTCCAGGTTTAAAATTAGGGTCATTTTTATATCGCAAATCAAATTTATTTAAAGGTGGAATCATTATTTCATTTGAATGATAGTCAGCAATACCTGTTAAAGCCGAGTATTGAAACATCTGATTACCAAGACGTCCGTGATTACCAAAATCGTTAAATGATATCATTTCTTTGCTGTTATATTAGTTCATTTAAATGGTAAAATTTTTATTTATATATAAAGCATCTGTCCATACTCCCGTTGAACCTGTGTAATTTATGCCTTTTTCTCTATAAAAATTAAAATCTTTTAAAAATAGATCAATAT